GGAACCGGAGTTACGAAGATCTTCGCATTCACGATACCGTTCTCAATGTCCTCGGGCGGGTTGATGCGGCCATCGCAGATAACCTGGAAGGCATCGCTCGGGCGGGCACCGAACAGTGCGCCACGAACGTAGAGCTGGTTCAGTACGCTGTTGCCAACCGAGATGATCTGGTTGAAGATGATTCCGAAACCGTCGATCACATTGAAGATCTGGTTGTCGAAAGCAGTCCGCAGCGAGCCATACACCACGTTGAGGATAACGCGAGTGTTGACGAACTGATACAGCTTCTGCTGAGCATCGTCGGGGTTGAGCAGACGGGTCCGACCACCCCATATGAATACCGCGCTCTGCGGGTAGCCAGGAAGGGTACGAACGGCGTTGCAGCCCTTCGGATTGAGCAGGTTCTGCTGAGCAGAGTTGATGGGAATCTGAGCAGCCACAGCATCAGCCAGCTGGTACTTGACGCCAGCGGGTGGGAACTGGTAGCCTTCAGCACGGTAACGACGTACAGCCACACCGGTCACATAGGGCGACGGGGGAATGTACTGGCCAGCACCGTTCTCGATCCAAGGACCGTAGTAGGCGATGAAGCCGAAGGGGTTACCGTAGCGCTGAGAGTCATCAAGCAGCCGGTTGACGTTGTCAATGCCAGCTTCCACGAAAGCAGCCTGAGGCACACCACTGAATCCTACACCACGGAGAGCATTGTCAATGATCTCAGTGGACGTGATAGCGTCAAAGCGCCAGAGGGTGGTGGGGACTCCTTCTTCAGGGGTGAAGGTGAGTTTCACTTGGCTGTTGTAGCAAGGCTGACCATAGGCGGTCAGATCGCCACCAGCGGTAGCGGCGGGAACCACGGTCCAGCTGTAGGTAGCACCGTCGTAATTGAAGGCGATGCGATCACCGATTACCACAGGAGTTGTACCGTCAGGGGCAAAACCAGCGGTGGTCACGTCAAGGTAGGTGCCAGTGAGGTAGGCTTGCTGAGCAACGAGCTGAGCGCCCGTGGCAGCGGAGACGATGCGAGCAGCAGACAGAGCAGCACCATAACCAGCGGCCACGGTGGCAATGCTTCCGCCGGTGCCGTCAACAACGGTCACATTGACGGTGCTAGCGCCGTAAGCACCCGGAAGAGCCAGATTAACGTCGGTGTTGGAATAACCCTGTCCAGGGTTATTGACGACGATGGTGGTGGGAACGCCAGCAACAGTGGTTACGGTGGCAGTCAATCCGGTGCCAGAACCACCGGTTAGGGGCACGTTGTTGTAAGTGTTGTCAGCAATGGTACCAGCAGCGCCAGCTGTGATGGTCAGAGTGGCCGCAGGTCCTACGGTACCCGAGTTCAGGGTTCCGTTATAGGTTCCAATAAGGATAGAATCGATGGCAGGAACGAAGAAAGCGTCGGACTGGAAGAACTGCTCTACGGTCGGCGAGCAATAGGCATTGAAAATGCCTGCTACCGGAGTGGGGTCCGGGTTAACCAGATTGAACTTGGGCAACCATCCACACAGGGTCGAGGAAGTCAGATCCTCACCGTAAGGGGTGATTTGGTCCTCACCCAGAACAACAGCGGAGTTATTCAGGTAGATGGAGGTGCCGGGGTTGCCGGGAACAAGAGCGCCAGTGGGTGCCACGGACGCATCCAGAGCCTGATTCCAGACGGCGTTGGTGTCAAACGCATACTTCCGACCACGAACCATGGGCAGAGTCAGCAGTTCGATGGCGTTCACGGTAGTGAGACCACGACCCAGGACTTGACCGTAGAAGACGGAAGGAGTTGTGCTGATTGTGCCACCAACGGGGATGGAAACGAAGGCGCTGGTGGTGTAGTTAGCCAGCGAGTCAGAGATCACAAAGGTGCTTGTGCTCAGCACTTTCACCCAGTAAGGACGAGCAACCAACTTAGTGGTGGCGCTTACCAGGTTAGAGGTGCTGCCGGAGGCAGTCACGGTGATGGGCTGAGTGAAAGCAATCCGCTGTCCGCTCCGCAGGCCGTGATCGACTACGTTGAATAGAGCGCTACCGTCGGTTACTCCCACAATACCGCTGGAAGAACTGATGCGTGCCGAGGGATCCAGCAGAGTCCGGCTTACCCAGTCCAGGATGTACTCAGCAGTAGGATCTTGGAGGGTTCCAGGAAGGTGCAGGGTGTTAACACCTGCGCTTGCGCCAGAGGTGTTCTCAATCAGGTCAGAGGTCTGACCGTTGATGGTTACAGGGAGATCCCAGTAAGGGTCAACGTAGGCAATCTGAGCGGTGTCACCCGAGGGGGCGAGCATGTAGACAGCACCGTTGATAGGGGCACCCACGTTGACAGAACCGCCAGCAAGAACCACCTGGTTGTAGATGTTAGACGCATCTACGGGGTTGGTAGCAAGCAGGACGTGGTTCTGAGAGTACTCAGAGTCGTTGGTAGTGTCGTAGGGAGGCACGATCACATAAACCTCGCCATTGAGGTCTACGGGGGTCACGGCATCCGGGAAAACACGAGCGTTCGTGAAGTCGTTACCCACACCAGCTCCACTCAGGGCTACCTTCTGGATGGGGAGGGTAACAGGCCAGTAGTTGGTGCTGGTCAGATCAAACACACCGTTGAGTGCTGTGGCTACAGCGGTGATGGTGTATTGAGCGGAGTCCAGGAGTCCGATCTCTGTGCTAGCAGACACAAGGTTGGCAGACTCATTTACAGCAGTCTCAGCGGACTCACCGTAAACGATGGACTGATAGGTAGCACGGGGGTAGGTAACATCGTTACCAATCCACTCATAGATGGCATTGTCAACGAGGTACTTTTTGCCTTCTTCCAGGTTGGAAGCGGCCTGGTGAGGGGTGTACTCTTCGTACTCGTTGATGTCAGTTACCAGGAAGGGGCCGGGATCAGCCAGGGCCATCCACTTGTAGCTGTTGCTTTCGCAATGCGCAGCTGCAGCGGCACCCACGAGAGCGCGACCATCAGCATCAAACTGAGCATAAGCGGTCGGGGTGATCAGGTAGCCTTGATCTTGCTGGCCGTCAAAAGCGGTGGAGATACACTGGGTGTAGTCCTGAGGAGCGCGTTGCAGGTTTACAGATCCACCGACGATGTTCTGAATGTCGTAGGTGTTCTGCATGAACACGAAGTTGCTACCTACGGGAAGAACCTCGGTCACCACAGCTACATTGCCGTCGAAGGTGGTGGCAGCAAAGGTTACGTAGCTAGTCTCAGAGTTGCTGGAAGGGTCCAGATCATTGGTGAGACCGAAGCGACGTACATAGACCGAGCTACGGATAGCGGGGTTGCTCTCAATGGCTTCAGCAACAGCAGTAGCAATAGCAGCGGAGATCTTACGGTTGTTGGCCTCATCGCCAGCAACGTAGTCCACGGGGATTACCACGGGGACTCCCAGCCACTCACCATCGGCAGTATAACCGGTGGAACCGTCACCGGCTACCAGTTTTTGACCGTTGATGATCATTTGCACAAACACCCTGTTCCCGGCAATCAGGGAAGAAGGCAGGTCTGTGGCGTTGATCTTGGTGGCAGAGGGGAAGAACTCTACTTCAACGATTTGGTTGGGGGTTCCTACGCGCACAACGCGCAGGTCGCCAACCTGGGAGTTCTGGAAGAACTCATTTACACAGTTATAGCTCAGGAGCGGAATGCGTCCCTCGGGAACTGTGGAAGTACCGACACGAATCAGCTCTTTGTAGTCATTCAAAGAAGTGATTGCTACGGGGGTGTTGAAGGGGAACCGAGTAACAGAGACGTTTTCATCGGTTTCCACGAGCATGTAGACGGTGCTAAAATCAGCCAAGTTAGCATTAGCTGCGCGTCCCGCTTGCTCGTTAATGTAAACGCCGGGCGCTCCGGGGGTTACCCCAGAAGTCCCGAGGGAAAAAGTTGCCATGTTTTTACAGGAAGGGTCCTACTTTTCAATCTCGCTACCGGTAAGGACGTTCACCGTTTAGGTCTCCGTGGAGGCAAGATTTACTATAACGCTTTTACCCGTTTTGCTGCCCTGTGATGGCTTGTGTGCTGTCAAAAGTTATTCCGTTCAACTCTTCGCGGTCAATCACTCCTTGTAGCGTGTAGCGATTGAGGGCGGTAGTGTAAGCTTGTTGGGTGTCATAAGGGAAGACGCTAGCGGATGCTTCTCCGCTGGGTAATCCAAAAATAAAAGACCCCTGCGTCAAACCCCCGGGGGTACCGGAGGTGTTCGCAGAGGGGGAGATGCGGAGCTGGGCTCCGATGGGGGGCAGTTCCGTTACTTTCCATTGGGGGTTCTGTGTGAGAACCTCACGGTAATCAAGAGAGTTGGTAAAGTAAAGATAACCCAGCTTCCGCCAAGTATCTTGCTGTTGGAAAGGGACGGAGACTGTCATTAGATGCTCTTACCAGCACGGGCCATCAGGCGGGCACCGATTGAAGTGCCACGGTTGAGTTCGAAACCTTTGTCCTTTGCCACTTCGGTTGCTGCCTTTTCAAGAGCAGCGGGGTTTATGGGGACAAACACATCTTTCTCTACGGACTTGTTCGCGAGTTTTTCACGGACATCCGTCTGGATTTTTTCAGCCGGGGTTGCTGCGGGAGCAGCCACTGGCTCGTCCGAGGGGGTTTCGGTCTCGATGTTTACGGGTGCAGAAGCTTTTGCTTTGGTTTCGGTAACAGGGCTCTCAATGCGGCCTTCTTCCGGTGTCACTTGCACGTCGGAGGGAGCGGCTGGCTTGGAAGAGCGAGTTTTGCGAGTAGTCATTGCGATAGTGAGTAAAGTTTGCGTTTGCAGGGATCATCTCTTCCTGGACAAAATGTTCTTCCAAGAGATTGGGACAATCTGCTTGAGGGAAATGTCTGGGACGCCCATCCAGGGGCGAGCAACCATTTTCGATGTTCCGAACTGGTTGTAGGCGCCGTAGTGAGTGCTTTTTACGAGAAAAACGTTGCCCCGGGTGTAGATAAAGGCGGCATCTTGCATCAACCCCGTTGCCCGGAGGATGGGTTGGCCAGGGAAGTTTTTATTCTTCCACGCTGCATACCTCGGAGTCAACCTTTGCCAAGGACGTTGATAGGTTGGGTCAACCTGCCGTTTCCAGAACTGCGGATGGTCATCCAGGAGGACCGGCACCCATTCCTCTTTGGTAGGTTTCCACCAGTTGAGGTTCATGGGTGTGAGCCCTCTTCCCGAGTTGTCAACCCTGAACTTAATCATCTTTTCTTCCGGGCATTCTTCTTCATTTCCTTCTCCTGTTCCTCATTGTGGCGTTTGATGATGTCAATCATGAGGTTTATTTTACTCATGGGTTGAGTCTCTAGCCAGTCGATGGAGGAGTCCCATCTTTGTTTGCAGAGGTGGTAGGCTACTTCAAGCCAGTTTTCTACGGTGAGGATGGTTTTATCGAGAAGGGTTTCAATGACCCATTTCAGGGCCATCCTTGTTTGCTGGGAAGTTGCCTCATCCAGGGCCCCAGGGTTGAGTAACAGACGCTCTACCATTTCTAGTTGGCTTCGGTCTGATTGACGGAGAACCTGAGCGAGATAGAAATCTCTGGGAGTTACTTCACGGAAGTGAAATAAAGGACCATTGAGGATCTGCACTCGATAAGTGAAATCCTCAACGTCCTCAACTGTTAGTTTGGGTCTTCGTCGTCTGTGCCGTTGGCTTTGGCCACCAGGTCACTGAGCTTACGGAAGTCTTTTACACCGAGGTCGAGAATCTCGTCGTAGGTAATCTTGTCGTCACCTACAATCAGTCGCTCGATGATGCGCATGCCTTTCTCGACATCGCCTGCCTTGGTGAGGTCTTTTTCCATGTAGATGAGGTCACGACCGGTCATTTCCCGGATGGTGATCTCACGACCGTCAGTCAGAGTGGTGGTGAAGGTTTCTAGTTTGGGCATCGCTTTGGTCTTTTTGGTTGCCGGAGTAGATTGAACCGAGTCGTCAGAGATTGTTCTCATTGGTTGGATGTAGTACGTTATCGAGTTTTACCCGTGTGGCGAAGATACGGCTTTCAAGGTCCATATCCCCGGTTCCGGCGGGTAGGGTGAGGTAGAGATCGTTGGCGGTGCGCCAGCTGTGTTCAGCTTCCTTGAGCTGGAGAATTTGGATGCGATCATCCACGTCATCAAGCCAGAACCCTACGACCTCTTTGATGAAGTCGGTGTCGCGTGGTAGGGGGAAGCTCATAGTGCCCTCAGCATATTGTAAGTTTCTTGAAGGCTGAAGTAACGAGAGTTGTAGGCGCATTCAACTGAAGAGGGAATAATCCGGTTCTTCTTGTCGTAAGGCACCGTCATATAATAGGTGTCGATGGCGCCCTTGTAAAGGAGCACACCGACGTTTTCTACACGGGACTTTTTGGATTTCTTGGACATCAGATTACTCCTTTTTGGAT